ATTATACTATTGTTGCTCCTAGAATGTATAATGGCAAGATTGAATCGTTAGTGGGTAGAATTACTGGTTTTGCAGATATGATTCAATTAACTCATTTAAAATTACAACAAGTAATGGCCAGAATGGTTCCAGATGGAGTTTACTTAGACGCTGATGGATTAGCTGAAATCGACTTAGGTAATGGAACAAACTATAATCCACAAGAAGCTCTAAACATGTTTTTCCAAACTGGTTCTGTAATAGGTAGATCGTTTACGCAGGATGGCGATATGAACCCAGGTAAAGTTCCTATTCAAGAAATTACAAGTGGAAGTGGTGGAAATAAAATCCAAGCATTAATTGCAAATTATAATTACTATTTGCAAATGATTAGAGATTGTACAGGATTAAACGAAGCTAGAGATGCTAGTACTCCTGATAAAAACGCTCTAGTTGGTGTACAAAAATTAGCAGCAGCAAATTCCAACACAGCTACAAGACACATATTACAAGCTGGATTATTTATAACCGTTGAGATTGCTGAATGCTTATCGCTTAGGGTGTCTGATATTATAGAATATTCTCCAACTAAAGACGCTTTTATTCAAGCTATTGGTACACATAATGTAGCTACTTTAGAAGAAATGCAAAATTTACATCTATATGATTTTGGGATATTTATAGATTTAGCCCCTGATGAAGAAGAAAAAATGATGTTAGAAAATAATATCCAAATGGCGTTACAACAACAAAGTATAGAACTTGAAGATGCTATTGAAGTAAGGGAGATTAAAAATTTAAAATTAGCAAATCAATTACTAAAATTACGTAGAAAAAAGAAGGACGCTAAAGATCAGCAAATTCAACTACAAAATATACAAGCTCAAGCAGATGCTAATATACAACAACAACAAGCTTCTGCTCAGATGGAAGTTCAAAAAAACCAAGCAAAAGTTTCGTCTGATTCTCAACTAGAACAAATCAAAGCAGATCTTGATTCTAGAAAACTACGAGAAGAAGCTCAAATTAAAAAAGAACTAATGCAATTAGAGTTCCAAATGAATATGCAGTTAAAAGGATTAGAAGTAGATGGACAAAAAACCAAAGAAAAAGAGAAAGAAGATCGTAAAGATCAAAGAACAAGGATTCAAGCAACTCAACAGAGCGAACTTATAGATCAAAGAAATAACGCAAAACCACCTAAAGATTTTGAATCTGCAGGTAATGATACTTTAGGAGGATTTGATTTAGGCGCGTTTGATCCAAGATAAATTTTTTATTAACTATTATTATATTATATTATGGCAAAAAAGAAAAAAGAAGAAGTAGTAGAAAAGACTATCGAACAACCAAAGGTAGACAATACAGTTGAAAAACTTAAGATAAAGAAAAAACCAACTATGAAAAAGCTTAATCAAGATGATGGTCCTACCAAAGTTGATTTAAGTAAACCACTAAAAGAAAAAGAAGAAGATGTACAACCAATTGATGACACAAAAACCGAGGAAGTTCAAAAAAAGGTTGTTGAAGAAACGACTGATAAAAAAGAGGTTGTTGAACAACCTACAGAAGAAAATACTGAAACACCTATTATAGAAGAAGTTACAGATGAAAAGGTAGAAGAAACAGTTGAAGAATTAGAAGAGCAAGTTGTAGATGCTATAACTGAAGCAGAAACAACAGGTAAACAAATTCCAGAAAATGTTCAGAAACTAATGGATTTTATGGAAGAAACTGGTGGTGATTTAAATGACTATGTAAAACTTAATCAAGATTATAGCGAATTAGCAGATAAAGATTTACTATATGAATATTACAGACAATCTAAACCTCATTTAAACACAGAAGAAATTAACTTCCTTATGGAAGATCAATTCTCTTATGACGAAGAAGAAGAAGATGAAAGAGATATACGTAGAAAAAAATTAGCGTTAAAAGAGCAAGTTGCCAGCGCTAAAAGCCACCTGGACGGGCAAAAGTCCAAATACTATGAAGAAATTAAAGCTGGAAGCAAGTTGACTTCCGAACAACAAAAAGCTATTGATTTCTTTAATAGATACAACAAGGAGTCAGAAGAGACTCAAAAAGTAGCAAAACAAAATACAAATACTTTTACTCAAAAAACTGAACAAGTTTTTAATGACAAATTCAAAGGTTTTGAATATAATGTTGGAGATAAAAAGTATAGGTATAATGTAAAGAACGCTGACGAAGTTAAAGCAACGCAAAGTGATATTAATAATTTTACTAAAAAGTTTTTAGATAAAAATCTCGCTTTAAAAGATGCAAAAGGTTATCATAAATCTCTTTACACAGCAATGAATGCTGATGCTATTGCTAATCACTTTTACGAACAAGGTAAAACAGACGCTATGAAAGATAGCGTCGCTAAAGCCAAAAATGTGAACATGGATCCAAGACAAAGTCATGGTGAAATAGAAGCGGGCGGTGTTAAGTATAGAGTGTTAGGTGATAATTCTTCTGATTTTAAGTTTAAAATTAAACAAAAATAACAATTTAAAATTACAAAATTATGGCAATTACAGCAGGTGGTAATTTGAATAGTGTTCCCGCTCCCCAGCAGGCTACACTAGCTTCGAATTACATTGATTTTAGAGCTAACGCAACCGCAGGGTGGGCGCAGCAATACCTGCCCGAATTAATGGAGCAAGAAGCTGAAGTTTTTGGACAAAGAACTGTAGGTGGATTTCTCGAGCAAGTCGGAGCAGAAGAGGCAATGACCTCAGACCAAGTAGTTTGGTCAGAACAAGGTAGATTACATCTATCTTATACAGGAACAATAGCAACAGCAGCAAGTAATACGGTAAATATCGTTAATGATATTGATGGTAACGCTGTAGCAGGTGACGATCACGGTGTTAGACTTGGTGATACGGTTATTTTAGCGTCAGCTACTACAACAGCTAAATGTTATGTTAGTGCAGTTCCAGCATCACTAGTTATTACTTGTTTACCTTACGAGGTAACAGCAGGTACTGGTAATCTAGACGACGTTGCCCCAGCTTTTGCTGATGGTGATGCGATTACTATATTAGTTTATGGATCTGAATATATCAAAGGTACAACTGATACAGGTTCAGGTGCAGTTGGTCGTACCCATAATGAGCCTCAGTTCCTATCATTTAGTAACAAACCAATTATCATGAAAGATTTCTACATGGTAAACGGTTCTGATACAGCTCAGATTGGTTGGGTTGAAACTACTCAGGAAGATGGACAAACTGGTTACATGTGGTATTTAAAAGCAGCTGGTGAAACAAGACTTCGTTTCTCTGATTACATGGAGATGGCGATGGTTGAAGCAGTAAGACCTTTAGATTCATCAACTGATGTTGTAGATACTGCTCTTAGTGGAGCTGGTACTCCAATTGGTACACAAGGCTTATTCCAAGCTATCGAAGATAGAGGGAATATGACTTCTGGTATTACTGGTGTTACTGCTGCTACTGATTTAGCTGAATTTGACGCTATCTTAGCAGAATTTGATAATCAAGGTGCGATTGAAGAAAATATGATCTTCGCAAACAGGAGCACAGCTCTTGCAATGGATGACATGTTAGCTTCAATGAATTCTTATGGTGCTGGTGGTACTTCTTACGGAGTATTTAGTAACTCAGAAGACATGGCACTTAATTTAGGTTTCTCTGGTTTTAGAAGAGGTTCTTATGACTTCTACAAAACTGATTGGAAATATCTAAACGATGCTGCAACTCGTGGAGGTATTAACGCTAGAAACACAGCAGGTGCTATCCGTGGTGTTATGATCCCAGCAGGTACATCTTCAGTTTATGACCAACAACTAGGAAAGAATCTTAAACGACCTTTCTTACACGTTCGTTATAGAGCTTCTGCAACAGACAACAGATATCTCAAAACTTGGGTTACTGGTTCTGTGGGTGCTGCTACAAGCAACTTAGATGCGATGGAAATACACTATCTAACCGAAAGATGCTTAATCACTCAAGGTGCAAATAACTTTATGTTATTGAACTAAGTATTTATTTTTAAAAGAACCGAGGTTTCGGCCTCGGTCCTTTTATTTTTATTAATTTTATTATATATTATATTATGGCAAACAAAACAAAAAAAGTTGAGGTGGAAGAACCTCAAGTTCAAGAAGAAGTAGTAGTTAAAACTGCTCCGGTTGTAAAACAACCAAAAACAAAACCCCACCCAGAAGATGGTTGGGAAATAAAAGATAGACAATATTTTTTACTTAATAATTTATCTCCTCTTAGTTTTTCTCTTAAGGTATCAGATATTTATTATTTTGATGAGGAAAAAGGATACGAAAGAGAATTAAAGTACACAGCTAATCAAAGAACTCCTTTTGTTGATGAATTTCCAGAAGGCGCTCAAGCTAGATTAGAGCATGTTATATTTAGACAAGGAGTGCTACATGTGCCTAGAAATAAGCAAACATTACAGAAACTTTTATCTTTATATCATCCTTTACTCAATCTTCGTTATAAAGAACTTAACGTTGTTAGAGACGCAGAAAGTGAAATAGATATTTTAGAGTTTGAAATTGATGCGTTAAACGCAGCAAGAAATATGGATATTGATATGGCAGAAGCAGTTCTTAGAGTAGAAAGTGGTTCTAAGGTATCTAAGATGACTTCTAAGGAGATTAAACGTGATCTATTACTATATGCTAAAAGAAATCCTAAACTGTTCTTAGAGCTTGTAACAGATGAAAACGTTCAACTTAGAAACTTTGGTATTAAAGCTGTTGAAGCTGGGATTATCAAGTTGTCAACAGATCAAAGAACATTTTTATGGAGTAGTAACGACAGAAAGTTAATGAATATTCCATATGAAGAACATCCTTACTCAGCGTTAGCCGCTTGGTTTAAAACTGATGAAGGTATGGAGATCTATTCTAATATAGAAAAACGATTAAACTCGTAACAACCCTAAAGAATAGCCATTCTTTTAAGGGTGGCTATTTTTTTAAAACAATATTATGAAATCAAAAGGATTAGGTGATACAATAGAAAAAATAACAAAAGCAACTGGAATTAAAAAAGTAGTTGATAAAGTTAATAAAGCTACTGGAAAAGATTGTGGCTGTAATAAAAGGAAAGAAACCTTAAACAAGTTCTTTCCATATAAATATAAATAAAACACATGGTAAACATAGATAACGTATATCAAAAAGTTCTCAGTTTAGCTAATAAAGAACAAAGAGGATATGTAACTCCACAAGAGTTTAATTTATTTGCTAATCAAGCTCAATTAGAAATTTTTGAGCAATATTTTTATGATATAAATCAATTTGGTAGAACTCCAGGTAATGAGAATGAATATGGGGATATGTTAAATCTACTAAATGAAAAAATCAGTGAATTTAAAACTACAACTACTTTACCATATGTATCGAATGTCTTCGTAAAACCAAATGGTTTATATCGATTAGGAACAGTATGGTATTCAGAAACATCACTTTTAATTGATGGAGTAGAAATACAAGAAATAACAACAGATGAGTTAATGGACGTGATTAAATCTCCTTTAGTAACTCCTACAAGAAAAAATCCTGTATATATTGATACTGCCGGTGGTTTAGAAGTTTACCCAATTACTATAACCTCAAGAGTAAGCGCTTCATATATTACATTACCAACTCCACCAAGATGGGGATATGTAGTTATTAGCGAAAAAGCTATGTTTGATCCTTCTACAACTACACATTTTGAATTACATCCTGCAGAAGAAACTGAATTAGTTTATAAAATATTAAAATACGCTGGTGTATCAATGGACAAAGATTCTATCATGCGCGCTGGTCAAGGAATGGAAGCGGCAAAAATATCACAAGAAAAACAATAAATAAATGGGATTACTAACACAAACTCAACGACAATATTATGATGGTAAAAGAAAATCTTTTACTGGGGATGGTATAACAGGAACGTTTACTATGGCTAATAGCCATGATACTTTTCCAAGTAATTTTGATGGGAGCAATGCAAGAGTATATTTAGATGGCGTTCAAGAGTTGGAAAGAAGTCACGATTCATCAGGGACTGTATCTCTTAATTGGACATTTAGTTGGGATCCAGCAAACGCTTGGTCAATTGATTTTTGGGGAACAGTTCCTGCTAGCGGTGTTATTATTGACGTATACATAGATAATAATTTTGGTAATTATCAATTTACATCTTTAAATGATGTTGTAAGTCAATTTATGATCGCATATGTTGGTGAAGATAAAATAATAAGTAAAGTAAAAAGAACTGACGTAGTTTTTCATGCGAAAAGAGCATTACAAGAATTAAGTTTTGATACATTTAAATCTTGTAAATCTCAAGAAATAGAAATACCCGCGTCACTTACGATGATACTGCCACAAGATTATGTTAACTACACAAAGTTAACGTGGAGTGATTCAGCTGGAATTGAGCATGTTATTTATCCAGCTAGAAAAACATCTAATCCATCTAATCCGTTACAGAATTCAGATGGTGATTTTGATTTCGCCCCATGGAGTACTGCAGCAGGTCGTGGAGATGATAGTACAGAATTAATACCAAGTAAAGATTCTGACACTTGGGGTAACTACAAAAGCGCTACTCCATCTGAAAACCAAGATGATTATCAAGATGGTACTTATTGGCCAACTGGAGGAGAAAGGTATGGACTGAACCCTGAGCATGCTCAAGTTAGCGGATCATTTTACATAGATTGTAATACTGGATTAATTCATTTTAGTTCTAATATGAATGGTAAAACCGTTACATTACATTATTTAAGTGATGGAATGGGTACAGATGAAGAAATGCAAGTACATAAATTAGCAGAAGAAGCTATATATAAATGGATTGCTTATGGAATATTATCGTCTAGACATAGTATACCAGAATATATAATTAATAGATATAAAAGAGAAAAATTTGCTGAAACTAGAAAAGCAAAATTAAGATTATCAAATATTAAATTAGAAGAAATTACTCAAATCTTAAGGGGTA